ATGCTCAATGACACTAAAATTAAGCAATTAAAACCACAAGATAAGACTTATCGTGTTGCTGACCAAGCTGGACTTTGTATTGAAGTCCGCACTAATGGCTCAAAGTTTTGGCGCTTCCGTTATCGGTTTCTTGGAGCTGCTAAGATGATAAGTCTTGGTGAGTATCCCATTGTGACATTGGCACAGGCAAGAAAGCTAGCCCAAGATCAAAAAACGCTTCTTAGTCAAAATTTAGATCCCTCTCAGCAAAGACAGGAAGACAAAGCTAAAGCTTTATTAACTGAGATATGTCTTTTTAAAAATATCGCCAAAGAATGGTATGAAGGCAGAAAGGATAAACGTTCAGTTAGTTATCGACGTGCTGTAGAAACTGCATTTGAGAAAGACCTTTTCCCCAATCTTGGCAATAAAGATATTAAAAATATTACAGCATTTGATGTTCTTCAGATGCAAAAAAAGACTGTAGCCAGAATAAGAAAACAATCTAACTTTGGTACTGGTGAAGCGACCGCAATTTTAAATAGGCAAATTACTAGTCAAATTCTTGATTATGCAATTGCCACATCGCGTTGTGAGCAAAATCCTATATCAGCACTTAAAAATACAATTGAGCGCCCCGCTAAAGAAGGTGCGCGCCCTATGTCTGATGAAGAAAAGAGTGTTTTTTGGGATAGATTTACTAACTATAAAGGTGCTGCAACTACTAAAAATAGTATTTTGATTCTAATTTATTCGATGCTCAGATCTGTTGAAGTTACCCGACTTCAATGGGAGTGGATGAATTTTGAAGATGACCTAATTAGGATCCCTCCAGCTACAAAAGAGCAATTAAATTCAGGGCAACGTAATATCAAAATGAATAGGGAGCATATCATCCCTATGTCAAAACAAATGAAGTCTATATTGATTGATCAGCTCTCACAGACCGGAACTGGAAAGTATGTTTTCTCTAGTGTGTTTAATCTAAATAAACTAATGAATAAGTCTTCAATTAATAGTGCTCTTGCATCAATGGGTTTTGATGATCTGACTGCACATGATTTTCGTGCTACTGCTTCAACCATTTTGCATGGTCTTGGCTATCCTTCTGATCATATTGAATTACAGCTGGCTCATGTAGATAAAAACAAAATTAGAGATACTTATAATCATGCCCTCTATTTAGATGAGCGTAGAAAAATGATGCAAGACTGGGCTGATATTGTAGATAGCTGGAAAGACTAATTTCCGACCAAATGCACAATGAAGCGCGACAAGTTACGACTAGTGCTTATTTATCCACAGTTTTTTAAATTTGAATTTATTCGGACTCAGCTCTACCATTTATTTTGAATTTGTAACGTTTTCAAGATAACCATGAGAGAGCGAATTTTTGCATTAGTCGATGTGAATAACTGCTATGTCAGTTGTGAAAGGTTTTTCCGTCCTGAACTTAATAATCGCCCAGTCATAGTGCTCAGCAATAATGACGGCTGTGCAGTCGCTCGATCAAATGAGGCTAAGGAACTTGGGATTAGAATGGGTGCCCCACTCTTCCAAATTAGAGACATCGTAGAAAGGCATAATGTGATTGTGCTCTCAAGTAACTACACTGTCTATGCGGAAATGAGCAAACGGTTCATGAGTATCTTACGTAACTATGTGACTGAGCATGAACAAGAGGTTTACTCTATTGATGAGTGCTTCCTGGATCTAACAGCCTATTTAAATAATTATGACCTAACTACTTATTGCCATAGGATGAAGGAAAGGATCTGGAAGTGGATAGGCCTTCCAGTATGCATTGGGATTGGCAGATCAAAGACTGAGGCAAAAATAGCAAACCACATAGCAAAGAAGAATAAACCGTTTGATGGTGTGTGCAATTTAGTTGTAATGGATCCTTGTAATAAAGAGGCCTATTTATCATCTATTGATGTGTCTGAGGTCTGGGGAGTCGGCAGGCAGCACACTAAAAAGCTAAATTCGATGGGAATCAAAACAGTCTTAGACTTGGCTAGTGCATGCCCTGAACATATACAGCAACAGTTTTCAGTAATCATGAAAAGAACTGTGTATGAGTTGCAAGGTATTTCGTGCATTGAGATTGAACATACACCACCAAGTAAAAAGCAGATTATTTCTTCTAAATCATTTGGGCAAAAAGTTACTGAACTTATAGACCTTCAAGAAGCCGTTTCGCTCTACATGCAAAATGCTGTGGTCCGGTTGAGAAAAGATAGATTGCTGTGCGGCTGCATTATTGTTTTTGCTCAGTCAAACCCATTCGATAAAAACAGGCCTTTCTTTAATAGGTCGCATTCCTTTCCTATAAGTGTTCCAACAGATAATGTTCTAACAATGGTGCAGATTGCTACTTTCCTAATGAGACATCTATATGCGCGGGGTATTGAATATAAGAAGTGTGGTGTAATTTTGACAGGCCTAGAGCCTAAAGATACCTTTAACTATGATCTTTTGACTGATTGGAGCAAGGTCGAGAAGGATGAGAATTTGATGACAACTCTAGAACAAGTTGTCGAGAAGTTCGGGAAACATAAAATTGCTGTGGGTAGTTGCAGGTTGCCCAATAGAGGTTGGTCAATGACTCGAGACAAACTCACGCAGAATTATTTTAGCTGGGAAGGCTTACCTAAGATTAATAATTAAATTGAGCAAAATTATTCTCAAAAGTCGCAATATTTCAATATATTGAGAAAATATTTGCTCAAAGTGCCTTAACGCAAATACCCACATTAACTGATGTGTTAATAGAGTGAGCTGTGCAACCTGAGATTAGGAGGCACAGCATTAAACTAATTGTCTTGAGCTGCATATATAAGGTTTTCTGCAACACGGTTTGTCCATCCCTTGCCATAAGTAGCCCAAGTGCTTAGTGAGGTGTAGAACTTCAAACGCTCTGCTGTAAGTCTTAGCAAAACATCATTAACATCCATGGCTTTTACAGCAGCAATGGTTTTAGGCCCGATAATTCCATCGTCTGGGACCCCAGCAACTTGTTGAAGTTCTTTTACAGCTCTACTCTTGCCTGCATTAACTGCAAAGTCCCAAAGCTGGAATACAATAGCGGGATGTAGAGTATCTGCCCCAAGCTTATCCCACCAATCCTTTTTATAGATTTGCTTTGCTTGTTCAATGGTTAAGTTTTTAATATCTAGATTTGGATAAGTATTAGCTGCTATTCCAAACTTAGTACCTTTTAATGATCCCTTGCCTACTACACCACCAGTCCAGTTGCCCGGATCACGATGGTCATTTGAATAGCCAGCTTCATGTCCAATCAAACGCTCAAATGCTTTATCGAATGTCATCATTTTAAAGTCTCTCTTTTGTACAGCCGCCATGTAAATAATGCACAAACGATGCTTACAGTGCCGTGAAAAAGTGTGCCTGCCGGACTTGCAACATAAGTTTCTTTGACAAGCAAAGCTATTCCAAAAATAATTGACATCATCAACATAAAATCTATGTGATGAGGCAATTTGATCTTTGGATGAAAAACTAATACAGCGAAACAAAACACAAATAAAAATACGGCTGCTTTACTGATTATTAGAAGCATCCTTATCCTCCTTCTTGACTGCTCCCAACAATCGGGAGCGCATCAATGCTAAAAGTGCTTCTGCTGTGCTTTTACCTGCCGCACCTAAAGCAAAGCCGAATAGCTCAGGGTATTTACCCCCTGCTAAGAAATGGCTTGCTGGTTCAGCGAACACAACACACAAAATAAAGCCGGCAAAAAATCCCACCCAACGATCACGTATAGGCTCTTTACTCAACAAGAAGCCGAATGCGGCTCCTAGAAAACCAGTAAAAAGAATATGCGCGTGAGATTTAATGCCGACTAGAACTTGACTCATAAAGTCCATGCCTTCCCCCTAGTTTCGGCAATAAAAAAGCACCCGATTGGGTGCCTGTTATTTCTTACAAAGATCTTATAAATGCTTCATATTTGTAACTTGCGTAATCCATACCAGCTTCATTTAAATGGTATGTATCATTTAAGGTTATTGAAGCAAGCTGGGCTGTGTTAGTCCAACAAACACCTCCTTTTTCATAGTTATCAAAAACAGGAATGCTGTATTTTTTACAAATCGCCTTGATAGCTTCAATATAAGGTGGATAATTGGAGTTGCGTAAATATGGAGTAATGAATCCTATCTTCTTATTTGGATACTTCGTTATCAAGCCGTCACATAAAACGTTGAGAGCGCCTTTAAAGGTAGTGTCATCAGCAGAATCGTCACTACCCATTGGCACGTTGCTATTATTAGCATCATTAGTTCCAGCAAACACCAAGATATAATCTGCATCGTTAGCCATCTGTGTATATCGGATAACAGCGCCATCATATGTCCCATACTTTTTATTTGACAAATATGTACCATTAATTCCGTAATTTACACGTGTCATGTTGTTTCGAGTAGCTAGTTTTGCAAGCCATGTTTGATTTGCTGCATCTGATAGACTATGTCCCTGAACCATAGAATCGCCAATCGCAACAATTTTTTTCCCATAAAGGTAATTAGTTAGGCTAGAAGAAGGTAGTTCACTCTTTTTTACATACTCAGAAAAGTCAAAAAACTTCCTTGTTTTGACTGTTAATGCAATAGCAACTGCACCGCTAATAGTTTGTAAGTCGGGCAGATTGTTTCCAACCTTTCCTGAAATCCCAAGAGATGTGTTTGAACTATAGCCAAATGAACCTACTGTCGCATTCGAGTAGTACCCAATATTTACTCCAGCTTCGACGCCAAGTGAAAAATATGTGTCTGGCGGGAATGTAAGATCAAGTTGTGCTGTATATTGAGTAACGCCAGACTGAATTGTAAATTCAATCACTTCTCCAACACTAACAAGCAAATTTGTTGTTTTGTGTTTGAACATCGGCCTAACTTTAAAAGTGGTTTTTGATGTATTCACCAAACTTTTAAGATTAACCGTTAGACTTGAAATACCGATAGCATTTGGAAAGTCTCGCTTAATTGTCCAGAACTCGCCATTGGCTTGGGAATTTGATAGAGCATATGCAGAATAATCGTACAAAATAGCATCATTAACTGTAAGCGCACTATATAGTTTTGAGTAGTCACTAGGTAATGTTGTTCCTGTCGCCTTAATACCAATACCAGGAATATAGGTATTAAGGTTTTGCATCGTCGCAGCTTTATACCCCACAGGCAAATTCAGAACGTTTGAAATGTTTTGAGAGTAATAAAACCCATTTGTTTGGGTAACACCTGAAGTCTTATGTGCTAATTTCACACCACTTTGCATACCAACAGCTAAATATAACCCATTCGGCACTGCAATATTTAAACCACTGATCTTGTATATATCTGATTGACCGACATTAAAATTGTGTGTACTCAAAACAGATACAACCTTCATTGTTGCATCAACAATGTATAGTGCACATGAAAAGCTAGAAAATACTCCTACATCAGCCGTTTTAATCATAATTTCGCTGATAACAACATCTCGTTGCTTCAATTGAATTGCAAATAAATCCCCATTCCCAGTTGCTGCAGTTCCTGTTCTCGTATACTCGTCGATATAAAATGATGACGTAAAAGCTAAGTTCTTAAAGTTCTCAAAAAGAGTGAATAATTTTGCCTGTTCTAATTGACTCAATCCTTCATCTTTCCAAATAGTCCCGTTCCACAAATATAGCTTTTTGGTATCAAAAGCATATCCAACCGAGGGGTTAACTAGTGGCGTTGATGATAATAGAATTGCTTCTGTTTCATATGCCTTCCATCCACCCGTCTCCATGAGAATACGAATTAGTTTAGCTAGAGTTGGATAGATCTTCCCCAAACGAGTTAAAACATCTTCAACATCTGAGCCACTAATAAAGGTTTGCAAACTTTCTGCATCTAAACCAGCGTCTACAAGTTGTTGACGAGTGACAATTTCATCAGCCATTACTTTTCTCCAGCCAATAAAAAAGCCCCTGTTAGGGGGCTTAGATTTCTGTTAATTAATTAAATAAAGTCGTGGTCACGCTCATAGAATCGGTCATCGTAATTAGATGCTTTCAGCGTGTTGGTCATTTGAGTTTGTGGTGTAAGTTCTTCGAGCATGAATGCATCAATCTCGGCCTGATCTGCTCTAACTAATGTGTAAAGCGTCTTCACATATCGATCAGGATCAACAACAAGCGGCTGAACTGGTGGTCTAGACAGAACTAATGAATAGTCATCTGGACCCATTGTGCAAGGCACCATATCTACAGTGGCATTTGCTATTTGCAGGTGGACATAGTAATCATGCCCAACTTCAAACTTGCACGGCTGAGAAGTCATAACTGTTAGGCCGTCCACACCAGTAACTTCACCGTCTTGTGTGTCAACAACGGTGTTGTTTGCTATTAAGATTCGGTCATTACGGATCAGCAATTCAGATTCGTCCAAAACTTCTACTTCGCAAGAAACGTATTTATAGCGGAGCTTATTCCATTCACGCCAAGCACGTGTTTTCGCTTGTTCTTCATTGCGAATACCAGTAGTCGTAATCTTCAATGGATTCTTAGGCGTGACATCTTCAGGGATGGTGTATTTAATACGGGCATCATCCACATCAGAAGTGTATTCAAGCTCTACCCCGTCATAATCTTTCTGCACACCAAACGTATAAGAGCGTTTTTCAGTTAAAGGCACTTTGTTTCGGTGGTTGAAAAGTAAGACTGAGTTTTCTTGTGGTTGCTCAAACTTGATTCGTGTAAGACTTCCGAACCGGTACGGCTCACAAAAGGCAGCACTTGCGACCATGCCCGCGATTTCTTCAAAGCTTAGATTGTCATCGTCAATGGTGTAATTGAACTCAGACATAATATCCGAGCTAAAATAAGCATTGACCTTGGCAATTTCTGCATTGATTTGTGTAATGTCCACTTCCGCACTTGTTCGGCGGCCAATGTACTCATCCAAGGCAAGATTAATCAGTGCCTGACCTGCTGAGCGTGTGACTTGTAAAGGGCCTGTTCCATCAACTGGAAGCTTGCGATTGACTAAGCAATTTAGCTTACGTTCTTTGATAGATAAGGCACCATCAGTAGCCACTGTGCGAGAACGAACAACCGTAACATTCCCATAGTCACTAATGCTAGAATCCGTCATCCCATACACAGACTTAATCTTGCAGGTGTCTTGTGTCTTGCCTGCCTGTGTCGGTGTAGTTCGACTTAAACGGAATCGGAAAGATCCAGCCGTTGGCAAGTCGATATAAATTGTTTTACCAAACTGAGATTTGTTGTTAGCTCGAATCTCTTGATTAATGGTTGTGATTGGCCCAATTGGGTCACCATTTCCATCAATAGCCTGCAATTCAATAATAACTGTGATCTTTTCTTCCCATACCCCGCCTTTACTGTCTTGATAGAACAGACCATTAGGAAAAAAGAAGTTAAACACGGCTTGAGTCGCTTCTGGCATGTCAAAGTTGAACCATCCGACATACTTAGAACTAACAGCATCAAAGCGGACTAAAACGTCTTGCCCTTGTGTGCTTTGGTTCGGCAGTGTCAGTAGCTTATCCCAATCGCTGTTAATCGCTGATGGATTCACTAAGGCAATCGTATCAGCCGTAACACTGTTAATTGTGTATGTGTCATCAAGGGTTATTGAATTAGAGTTTCGATTTAAAGAAGCCCCTGCTGTAATGGTGTAGCTGTTATTCACATACTGCCAGTTTGCATTTACAGATTCAGGATTTGATAAAGTGATTTCGTAATGAAAGCCACCTGTAATAACTGTTTTGGTCACACCAGAAACTACAAATTGACCAGATAGGTCGCGGGTATTTGTTTCTGTGACTGGTGGTGTTCCTGAAGTGGTTTCAATATCAACCAAGGCACCAGTGAGTAACAAACCTTTAAACAAGTTTGGATTATCAATATTTGTTGAAGATTCGATGATAACCATCTTGTCTTCATTCACCATGATTGAACCCGATAGATTCACATCTTGTACACCGTAAACCGCACCACTCAAAGCTATACGATCATTAGCAGCAAACTTCTGTGTGAAGTCTAAGCCAGTGGATTTAATTAGGTTAGGACTTTGAAACCAGATGCTACTTGACTCAAGTACCGCACTATTTGGCTGTTCAATCGTTTGGCCATTGATTGCATCTGAGTTCCGTACGAACTTTGGTATTTCGGTAAATGCGTCGCCAACTTGATAAATAGGTGTGCCAATTACCGAAGTAAATGGGTCGTAAACTGAAACAGAAGTACCTGCGATATTAGCAACATCAGTGTCACCGTCTCGCATATCCAAGATTTGATAGTATCCACGCCCTATACACATCAAGCATTCTTCAATCTCGATGCCATCTTTATAAATGGTATAGGTTTCACTAATTAGATCAGGATAAGAACGACCTCTACCAAATAGGTCAGGAATACGGCCATTAATACGAGCTTGGTTAGAGCGTTGGGCTAACTCGTTGTTAGATGAGCCTGCCTGTTGTGCTTGTGGCTTCGGCATTGTAAGCACTGTATAGAGGCTGTAGACTGCTGTCGCTGCCACAATCGCATAATACAGATATGGCAACCACCAAATAACTGCTCCCTTAACCACTACATAAAACGTGCCCTCAAGGGAGTGCAAATAACGAATCTGCTCATCAATTTTTCTAGGATTGCTTGGTGTTACATCACAAGTATCGGCAATATCATTATGATAAATCCGAGCATTCTCAGGCCATATTGAAAACTGTTGATAGATATAAGCTAGAACATCTTCAACTTCTGCCTCAGACCTTCCTTCTTCACTATAAGGATCAGGAACGATGATGACTTTTTTCAAACTCATGAGTAAAACCTCGTTTCCCGAAAGTTCATTGAAATAATCTCAAGAGGTACGTACTGCACCCCTCGCCCAGTTAAATGCAAAACCTTGTCGCAATAAAAAAGCCCAACATGTGTTGAGCTTCTAGATCCATTTGTGAAAAAGACAATGCAGGGTGAAATGGGTTCAGTTAGCTTTTTAAAACGGCCTTTACCATTTAGAAATCGATCAAGGCGTTTCTTTAAGTCCTTGCCAGTTACTCGCTCCCATGCCTCACAAAGAAAGTCGTTGCAGGTGTAGTCTTTAGTCCATACTCGGCTATGCAAGTCATCAAGATTCATATCATGCCTCGCAATAATGGGAACCGCTCTAGATCGTAAATCTCACCAGTCCTTACACTGTTAAGTTCAGGTGCTTGAGCATCAAAAGTACAATTACCAGATCCATCTTTAGACATTGAAGCAACTTCTAATGTCTGTAGTGAAACCATTGGAGCAGTTAAATCATCATCTCGATAAAGTCGCCACTTCACAGTAGGTCTTACCTTCCAGTTAGTGCCACGTCGAGCAGAAACAACCGATTTAATGAGTTCATCCTCAACATCACCAATGGTTAGGCTTAACTTCTGGTCAAGGTCATTTGTGACTGTAGAGCGCTGAATAGACATAGGCTGATAGTTATATTGAATATCAGGCCCCGACGACTCATGCTTAACAGTCACCCCTTCAGTATCGTTTTTGACGAATCGGAATGTCTCCGTAAAGTCTGGATGGGAAATCTCTACACACTCCAAGGGCACCACGCCACTGCTAGAGTTTAGAAAGAAGGAGGTATAATCAGGCATCTAAATATCCTCCATAGCATTCGGCAGGTCTTCATTCACGAGTTCTTCTAGTGGATTGACGATTGACGCTAAGTCCTGATTTCCATTACCAGTTTCAACAATGATGTGGTTAAGCTCTGAGTCGACAATTGGTTTAACCCTTAGCTGAGCTGTAACTGTGTAGACTGGACCTTGCATGCTTGATAGTTGAAAGCTTTCTTCCACGAAATAGCATTCATAAGGCTTAAACTCTGGACCGTTCACACGAAGGGATGCATTAAACCTCTGTCCCGGTGTTTCACACCAAACGTTATAGAACGCATCAAGATATTGAAACCCTGCATCAAAAACCTTCCATTGAACGTTTACAGTGTGATACCCGTTTTTTAATCCCCTTCGGTAACGTGGTGCACCGCCATCCAGTTCTTGGGAAATCACTCCGCTCTTTAAACTAGCGGAATAACCTTCTTGCGTTGAGCAATACATTAATGTGTTCATATTTGTCCCATAAAAAAACCGACCTCTTTATGGGTCGGCTTTAGGATTTAATCGCTTCAATAAGCTCAGGTAGTTTCCATAGGAATATAGGAATTGAAATCAAGATAGATGACTTAAATACATCCAGCCAATTAATTTTTTCTTTCATTTCAACACCTCAATCAACTTAGAAATTGCAGTAAGGATTGGTGCCGCTTGCCAGATTAATATTCCAATTAAAAATGCAAGGACCATGATATAGGTCCATACCCTCAATACTTTGCTGTCTGAAAGTTTATTCATCACTTTATCAACCTGTACATTTAGGTTAAAATTCATCTATGTTCTGATCCTCAAGTCTGGTTTGTGGGTTAGAAACAAAAACCCCAAGAGCTGTGAACTCTCGGGGTTTTGTTTTGAATAATGAAAAAGCCACCCGAAGGTAGCTCTCTGTTATTTCTCTCTTATACGTGTACTTCTAATCCGTCCTTATACCGTCGACTATTTCTTTAGCTCTCGCCCACAATATGGTGAAGCCATTAATAGTTCAGGATCGGGCTTATAATTGTATTTTGCACCGCCATAATAATTAGCCTTTAGGGTTAAACTATGTTCACTATATTCTTCAATAGTTTGCTTAATACCCGTTTGCAGAATTAAGGTTTTCCCGTTTACTTTAAACCTCTCTACAGTGTTTGTAGCACCATAGCTATAGCATGAAAGGCCAGTTCCATCTTCATTGAATCTATAAGTAACGAGATATGGGCCATTATTTCCTGTCCAATTTCCAGTTATTGGCGAATCAGTAGGTTGAATCTCCATATATTGATTGTTTATTAAGTCATTTGTTGCTGCACACCCACCTAATAAACCTATTAACCCTAATAAAATAATCTTTTTCATAAAAATACCCCTTGTTTAGGGGTAATTTAGCAAGAGCTTAAATTACAAGCAACAAAAGTAGATGTAACTCAACTGATTGATTTATTTCTTATGAGCTAAAGCATAGGCTACATCAGATAAAATTTTCCTGTCTATATCTTTTAAATGCTTAAACTGATTTTCTATAAACTCTAAATATACCTCACTATTTTTAGAGGCGTATTCATTTACTGATGTTTCAAGTAAGTACTTATCAATAATATGAATAATTTTAATTAAATTGCTTTCCTGATCAGGCATGAACTGATCTAGGGACTCTTTATTCCCCTTCAGAGCATAATGAAGTCCAAACTTTAACAGCTCATTTATACATGTGTTGATTGACTCACCTTGCTGTTCAGAATAGGCAACTAGATCTTCATGTATTTTTGGCAGAAGTCTTGCAGGGAATCTGATTAATTCTGATTGCGACATAATTTTTTCCTCAGTGCTTGACATCAAGAGTAATATCACTATAGATTATAGTCAAGTGATATCAGTAGTGATGTCACAATAAAACGCCCCGATGATCTTGGCGGATGACGGGGCGAGTTATCAACCACTTTGAGGTAATTGATATGTCTAGTTTAGCACTAAGATTTAATGATGTGAACTTTTCACCTGTACAGCACAATAACCAAATTTGGTTAACAGCAAGTGAACTTGCGAAAGCTCTAGGTTATGCAAAATCTGATGCTGTAACTCAAATTTACGAACGTAATAAAGATGAGTTTACATCCGAAATGACAACGACCCTCAAGATGAGTGTCGTTAGAAAAACCGGTTCTGTAGTAATGGAGAACCGTATTTTTAACCCAAGAGGCTGCCATCTCATCACCTTCTTTGCTCGCACTTCTGTAGCGAAACAGTTTCGTAAATGGGTACTGGATGTTCTTGATAAGGAAATTGGTGCTCCAGTTGCCAAAACCCATAAAACAGAACGTGAACCTTTAACAAGTGCCGTAAATCTGCTTGTAGCTAAAACAAAGCATTTGAATTACAGCGATGCTTATAAGCTTGTTCACCAACGTTTCAATGTTCAGCACATTGACGAAATTCCCTATGATGTAATTCCAGTTGCAGTTGAATATGTTCACCACTTGATCGCTATGTACAGTAGAGCTGAGAAGTACAAAGAAACGGAACCACATATTCATATTGTTTTGCGAGATAAGGATGTTCAATTCTTGATGTGGTATGTTCCAATTCTTGCCAAGTTCATTAAAAATGAAATCTACCCTGCCTTAACAGCCATTCAAAGTAGTTATGCAGGTCGGTTATGTGGTTTAGCATCTGAAGCAGTTTGTCATGCGAATGCTTTAAATCGAAAAGCAATTGGCTATGGCCTTACTTTAGAACATGTAGGAAATAAATCACCGCATGACATTGAATGGTATTTAGCTTATTAATTCATTATTGGGTGTTGTTGTAATAACAACACCCTTATTAGTGTGTGGTTAATAAAAGCACCCTAGGGTGCTTCTATCATGGACGTCTAGGCGCGACATTAAATGCCTGCTTTACCTGTTTCGCTTCAAATGAGTTTTGATTGCTCAAATTAGCGAAGCCTTGGCGAACTGCTCTTTGCACCTCAGCCCGCACAACTTCAATTGTTACTGCTCCATCTGGGCTTGTACTTTCGATCAGTTCAACACCTTCAACACGATTAATGATTTGAATGTTAACTGAGCTTCCACCATTAGATGTATTCGAGTTAATTGCTTGAAATTGTTTGATCTCACGATTAGGCAATTCACCAGTGCGGTTCATGTAATTAAGGTTGTCCAAGCCAATCTTCTTGGCAGACTTGGCCTTAACCATAAACTCTTCATCTGATGCCAGAATTGGGATGCTGTCACTAGTGTTAGTTCCTGCACCACGAATCTGCCCACCATTTGCAAATCCCGATATTCCTGCGACACCTTGGGCCATGATTAGTGCAGCATTTACATAACCTGTGGTTTTCATCATTGTAGATAGTGGAATACCAGCCACTGGACCTAAACCAATTGGAGGTGGAGCAAGTGCTGCTGATGAAGCAAGGTTTCCATAGATAATTGCCTGAGCTGCTGCCATGGTTTGCTGTATGAGATACATTGCTTTATAAGCACTTGATTGCTCACCTTGAGCATCCTTAATGATACTCGTCATTGTCCCCCATGTTCCTTGAGCCGCTGATAGCATAGACGAGTACATGCTTAACTGACTTTGATTTTGTGAAAATTGCAAAGCCTTATACTTTTCAGCATATTCTTCTTGAATTTTCCACTTTGTTTGCTCATGCAATAAAACAGCGTCCTCAATACGCTTATTATATTCAAGGGTTAAGATTTCAGTTTTAGCTAGTTTAGCTTTTAGGTTGTCCTGCTCATTCAACAATGTATTATCATTTTCAGATAATGCATTCTTTTCTTCAAACTGTAAGGAAAGACCCTCACGATCAGAGTAAGGGGCTGACAGAAGAGCCCTAGCCTGCTTCACACTTCTCAAAGCATTCGTATATGTTTGTGAATCTGCTCTCTTACGTTGTTCAACCGCAAGATTGATTAAGTTGGTTTCATAGTCATATTGCTCCTTAAGTGCCTTTAAGCGAGACTTCTTCTCATCAGCATTGTATTCACGACTCTTTTGGATTCTAAGACCTTCAATTTTGGTCTTAGCATTTAGCTTTTCCTGTTCATTCATCTTGAAAGAATAAAGATCATAAGCTAACTGAGCGTCACTAATGAGTTTGGCATCATTAGCCTTCTGGATTGCCACAGCCACAAACTGAGTCATTCCATACTTTTGAAGGCGTTCAATTTCTTTCTGTAAATCCATTTCAATTTGTTTAGACTTATCAGAATATTCATATTGAATCTTAAGTTGCTCTTCTCTTATTTTTTCAAGTTCCTGAGCATGTTTTTTAGAGGATTCAGCCGCCTTTTTGGCTGCATTCTCAGCATCTTTTGCTTCTTTTGCATTAGTTTTAAGGCCCTTGTTGGTTTTGTCTATTGCACCGCTTGTGTCGTAGTACAGTTGACCAAGCTTATCAAGTTTAGGAACCGATGCATCGAGTACATCATTCATAGACTTCATAGAGCCTTTAATGGTGGCTACTGAATCGTTTACAGTTTCACTGGCAATTGACCACCCATTTTTGAAACCATTGACCAATGCCTGCCCTTTAGCAACGACACCATCAGCACCCATTACATTTGCATAAGTAGCACCAACATTTGCTGCTTGTTCTACAAACCCTTGGATTAGTCGAATTACAACTTGGATTGCGCTTGCCAAACCAATAATTCCAACAGCTACACCTTTGGCTATAGTTCCTACTGATTGAATGACTGACCCAAATTGCCCGCCATCTTCGGCACCTTGTAGAAAACTACTTAGCAATGAGTTTAAAACAGGCATCATTTGTGATGCTAATTGTGTCTTAAATCCTTCAAAACGCGTTTGAACAGACTTTGTTTGAGCTGCAAGAAGTCTAGACTGTTCAATTGCTTCTTTGCTTTTAATGATGCCCGCTTCTGTTAAGGCTTCACCATAACGATCTAGCAAAGCGCCACCATTTTCGAACAATGGAAGTAAATTGCCTAAATCATTTCCAAGGCTTTCAAATACAAACCGCTGCTCCTGAGCAGATGCCCCAACACTATCAAGTTTATCTTTCATTAATTGAAGTGCTTCAACACCGTCCTTTCCTTGCAAAGTCTTCGCAAATTTTTGAATCTCAGCATCGGTCATTTTGGTATTATTTTTTAAAGCATCAAAGAAGTCTGCCGCCTCACCTCCACCACCACTAGCAGTGAATTCCCCTAGTTTCTCTTGTGCATCCGCTAATGACTGTGCCAGTCCATCTTGCGACATCCCCAATTGTTCAGCAGCATGAGTAAGAATCTGAAAGTTTTGTGTGCTTGTGTTTGCTCGATTCGCCAACACAATCATTTCAGCATCGGCTTTTGCGGTTTGAATTGCCAAAGCAGAAAGGCCCGCAAATGCAACCGCAGCACCACCAACTGCTAAACCTGCAAGCCCAGCAGCAGCGATACCTACACTCCCACTTAATGCGGTAACTTTTTGGGTAACATCACCAATAACAGATCCAATGCGAGTGTTACCTAAAGATGAGTTAATCTGCTCCTTGAATTTCGAGAATAAATCAGTAGTTTTACCTGTTTCTTGACCTACATTTTTAATTGATTTTGCGGTCTTATCGCCTTGTTTCTCTGCATTACCTAGAGATTTATCTAAAGCATCAACTTCTTTTTTTCCATCTTTGGCATCGACAACAATAACCAAGCGACTTACAGATTCAGGCATTTCATTCTCCAAATTCTAGGCAATAAAAAACCCTGCATTTGCAGGGTTCTTAATACGATAACTACTTATTGCACTTGTTTAATAACATTAATTAAGCTTTTTGCAGCTGGAGTTACTTTGTCGCCTTCAATTAAGTAACCTTCTCTCGCTCCATCACTCAAAGTTGTGACCTTAAACTTAACATTCTTTGAGTTTAATATTTTATTAGCTACAGATAGTGGAACTATAAAACTATTAGTGCTTGTATTGTATGCACCATTATTTCTAAATTTTGTCATCTTCCCTAAAGTTTCATGTTCGGAAATAACACCATCGATATTCAGGTAGAGTTTATTTAAATTTGTAGTAGCATTATTAAATTCAACATCGAAAGCTACATAGCCCTTTGCTGATGTAACCCAATGCGCCCCAAATGAGACACCTCTTAAATTCCAACCTTCTTTAACATATGCGGGCATTGTTTGGCTTGAGATTGTCTGACTCCCATCAAAATCACTTGTGACAACCTTAGCTGCACTCATCTTATCCACTTGAGCTTGTGTGCATCCACCTAACAAACCTATTAACCCTAATAAAATAATCTTTTTCATAAAAATACCCTCATATTTGAGGGTATTTATAACATAACCATTTAATGTGTTATATCCAATTCATTAATTAAGTCAACCCAAGAACCACACCTGACCTGAAATAGATCAGCAAGATTTGGAACTTTAATTCCTTTGTGCCCATTAGCTTTACTCCAATTAATATTTGGAGTTTTTTGTTCGGATGTTAGGACATAACCTTCATTCTTATAGTGCTTCCCCAAGCTTACAATATCTAAATCTGCATAGTTATCTTGCTTGACATGAGGTGAAGATTCAGCAATAGGGAAGTTTAATAGTCGAATCTTCAAATCAGATGTAATCTGCCCATGCTCATCAGGGTCTACAATTTCAGGTCGAAATAAATCTATGAAAGACTCATAAACACTTTCATCATAATCAAATCTAGATATTTGCTCTAAGATCTCATCTTCCACCGAAGCACAAATGTAAAATCCAATAAAACCTGTAGACTTGCATATCTTTAAACCATCCCAAATCCAAGCGAATTTCTCATTCGGATAATAGCGATAACATAAATCAAGTATTGCATTAGTGTCTATACAGATTCTAATCATGAATTAAAACACCTTTTCTTGAAGGTGTTTAAATGACTCACGGTTGGAGGCATTTCTAAAACCAAGGATAGATTTAGCTGTACTTGATGATATTTGTTCTTGCCACATTGCGCTTAGTACTTTTTCAACGTAGTTATAACCAAAATACCTTAAAACGGTATTTTCCTTCTTGTTGTTCGGGATACCATCATTTTTAGGCTTGATGAATTCCAAATAATCATTTAATTCTTCATTCCCAATATAACCCAAGGTTTTTAATTGAATTGCAATTGCCGCTTTACTTGCCTTTGTTTCCTTTCTTATAGATAAAACAACTTCATCCAAGGTCAAATCCTCAGTAAAGTATTTTTCTATAACATCTTTAGGTGCTAGCACATAACCTGCAACACAGTCACAGTATCGCTCAATTTCTTTTTGCGATTCTGTCATTTTTCCATCAAAAACACTTTGTCCCAAACCAAGATGCACGATCTCATGGATTAAAGTAAATAGTTTTCTAGAGGCGTACTGTCCTGAGCTAAAAATAGTAATAATTGGGAAGGTTTTGTAGTACATACACATCCCATCAGAACCAAATTTTTCTGCACCTCTATCTAAGACAATAATATCCTTGTCTTCAACTAGTTGTCGCCAAGAATTGTAATAATCGTCATTATTTTTTACTTTTTTCTTAAATGTTTGAAATCCAAAATATTCAACAAGTTTTTTTGCATCATGCTCAGCTAGCAGAATATTTCCTGATAATGATAGATCAAACTCTTTTATGTCTTCATCCAAGGCTTCTTTAACAGAAATATAGTTTTGCCTTACAAGAGAGAACTCTTCAATCAAAGCTTGGTATTTGTATTTGTTCTCTGAAATATCAAATTTATTTCGGTGCTCAATTAACTCCGGTGTGTCCCTTTTATAAACATGCTGATCAGTAGTTAAATACACGGTAGGTACAAATAGTGCTTTCGCAATTTTCTCTAATTGACTTAATTTGAAAACTGTTTCCTCATTGAACTCTAGAGCTTTAGCTAACTTTGATTCTGCAATTTTTGTTAGACGTGCCAACTCTTCAGCAGATATTTTCATATCTGCCATATAGCGTTCCAACGCTTTATTTGAGTGCCTAACTAATTGAATCTTCATGTTAACTACCAATTACCCACATCGCTTTTCAAAAGAAAATTGATTCAATACTACTGCACATAATTAAAAGTTATGAGCAGTAATAGTTTATATAAATTATTAGGTAACTCATACACCTTTAACAAAAGATTTCTTCGCAATGAGATTTAGCTTGAGCACTGGACACTTCCCCTCTCAACTCATCACTTCTTTCTTTTGTCAGTTTCTGCTTTGGATTTCTTATGCGCTTCATCCAAGAACAAGTTATCCAGCGTAAAGATGCAGTCGTTAAAGATAAACCTTTCAACTGGTAAGTCGTATTGCTCTACATAAGAATTGATTGCAGCTATATCTATCGCCAATGGAACACCTTGCTCGTAGCGTCTAGAACGAGCAATGGTGTTATAGGCTGAGAGAATGGCATTTGCAGTGTAGGAATACTCAGGCTTTTGCAAAACATTCGTAGCTTGTTTATTTAAAGCTTTAGCAATCGCTACTTGCTTTTTGCTGAAGTCGTTCGCTTCTTCTTCTGAGCCGAACTTTGCCCACTCGTAGAGGCTGACGACTTTCCCAGTAACGCATTAGCAGCCTTTAATGACTCAGTTTGAATACGTGTAGCTTCCTGAATCACAAAGTCAATCAATTGCGTCTTTTGAGCAGACTTGCAGAAGATCTTTTCAACATTCTCACGCGTGTACTCTAATAAGGTGCCATCACTTAACTCTATACCCTTCCAGTCATTCACCAGAAAGACACCAACTGCATATGCAAATTTGTCGTTGCGGTTTTCGATTCGATCATTCGAGATTAAATTAAGATCAGCCGCTTCCGCTGCTGTTTCTTGATTAAAAATTTCTAATGCTCGTTGGAACTCGGGTTGCATAATCCCATTTACTTTAAATTTCCCACCACTTGGGAAATCAACCCATTCATAAGGAAATGTGATGTCTTTGTTCTTTTCAACGATATCAAAAGCCATTTATTTTCTCTCTATTAAGGCGTTGCTGGTGTACGTGTGATTGTTGGAGCTTCATCTACAACTGTGTAGTCAAATGAAGTATTTAGAATATCGCCTGTACCGCCAGATGGAAGGCTTGCAGTAATTTCGACTTTAGGAATGAATAGCTCATATTCATTACCTTCACTATCTGTGATAGGAACTCGAAGTGAGATATTTGCATTGGTGAATTGCTTTGCATACATTTCAGAAGTGTTTTGGGACCAAGCTGCTGTAAATGAGCCAGTGCCTGCCGCAATCATTTCTAGGATCTTTTTAGGATCAATGCCGCTGCCTAAACAGCGCTGAACTTGCATTGAGTTATCCCAGTTGAAGGAGAACGCAGTAATACATGAAATACCTGCTTGAGAAACACCATCAACTAGAATGTCCCCAACTGAAATGTTCGACATCTTAGGATTGTCATCTGCTGGAGTGACTGTTCCTAGAGGAGGTGTAGTTGCACCAAGACGCCCAAGAGCCATAAGGCCAAAGGTCATCGTGATAAGTCCCTGTTCTGGAATATCAATTCCAAAGGTATTTACATGCGCACCTTTAAAGATGTGGTAGTCATTCACATCAGTGAATCCACGCAATACACTAAAAGTCTGGCGCACATTGCCGCCAAAAGTTAATACATCAGTTGCCCAGTTGTTAAAAGCAGCTGCGGCCATTAAGTCTTGAATCAATGGGCTGTATTTGGCTTCGCATGTTAGATCGCCCGCATATTCTGCACCTGTGATCATTGAAGATCGTGCAATGCGTGAATCTGCAATTGAATTAGATGATTCTTTCGTCACAGTTGCATCTAATGCATTTTCAGTGAATTCGAATGTTTGACGGTCAAATGGGCTTGGAGTTACACCAATTGTGGTTTCTTTTGCTATTTGTGTTAGCTGACGAGCGCCTGAACTCATAATAAGCTCCTAATTTTTGGCAATAAAAAACCCAGCAATTGCTGGGTCATATGTGTTGAAGGCTGTTCTATGTTTCTCGGAACCTTAAAAGTATCTCTTGCACTTCCTTGGTTAGCGTGCTGAAGCATTCAGTTTTAGAGCCTCCAAATGGATAAACAGGCTCTACATGAAACTCCTTTAGCATTCTGTGTATTTTCTTCTCCAAATCCCATATGAAGCCTGCTTCACCTTTAATGAAGTGCTTTTCTTCAATATGGTAAATTGGTTTGCAATTTCCATGATATCTAGTCTTAACATCAGTATTTGTAATACCAACTTTCCAGAACTTCTCATCATTGAAACTCATTTCTACAACATATAAATTTGATTTCCCGCCAGAATATTTGTCACATTGGTGGACATATAAGCTTCTACGGTAAGGGGAGCCTATTGAACATTTAGGGCATTTTTGCCCTGAAAGGTGCTTAGTAGGTGTTTGCAAAAACACTCCATGTGTGTAGCAAAATATGGCTATCTTCTTTGAAGATCCATCTAACTTTGCGAATTCATAAGAATATTCATCACCATGTACTTTCTTAAAGCCCTCTAGTATGTCAGCACTACTACGCTTTCTTTTTTCACTATTTCGTTGTGTAGAGCATTTGCGACACCCCTTTCCTAAATAATGAACTTCAGCAGTCTGAGTAAATTGACCATGGATAGGGCAGATAATGATTAAATCATTCTTTATGCCTGTGTAATCTGTTTGACTATAATCATAAAACCCCTCATGAAGCTGGTCGCAATGCTCAATGAACTGTTCCTGAGTGATTCTTAAGGGTTTATTTAAACCACACTTTGGACAACCTTGTCCGCTTCGATGCGCAGTGACATCTTGTAGAAAATCTCCATGTTTTTTGCAGATAATTTTTACCTTAGTGCCGTATCGGACTTTTGGTTCTGGATAAGTGTACTTGTCGCCATGGACTGCAACAAAGTCAGATATTAAGTCTTTTGGTGGTTTTTTCTTCTTCTCCCTTACAGATATGTATCTACATTTAGGGCATCCCCGTCCTCTTTTGTGATTATCTGGAGAAACTTCGAAATCACCATGCTCTTTACACGTAACGAATAATTTAAGTTTTGCTTTCTTATAGACTGTTTTAGTGTACGAATACTTTCCGCCATGTATAACATTGGCAGAATCAATGAATTCTTTGGTTTTGAAATCTGTTATTCCATTTAAAATACCCATGGCTTTATCTTGCATTGCCACCTCATTTTATATTGGAAGACCTACAGATATTATACTACAAATCAATAAATAAAACCTGCCGCTAAGGACAGGTTCGTTTAAAAGTGACTTTGGTTTGTTGTGTGATTAAGGCTTGTAATCCAGATCCACAGATACACCAGTAACAGTGTTTTGTTTTGGTCCACCTAAACTGTGATTGCTTGCAAGTCGGATGTTCATATCAGAGATGCAAAGTTTATTTTCTTTTTGCCATTTTTGAAGTTCGGCACCCATCATGTTGTGAAGATGTCGCTCAAGTTCTTGGCGTTTAATTTCGATTTCTTCTAATGTCAGCATGCAAGACATATCAATTCACCCTATAACCAATGGTCACATTATATTGAACAAAGTCCGTGTTATTCCCCAAGTTCTGCACTTGGCCTTGTAGTATCTCTAATTGACCGATTGAGAAATATTCAAAGTGGCTTAACCAAGCATCAGCAAGTTGAGTGATTGCCACTTCATGAGTGTTTAAGCGAGCCATACAGTTAATTGAAATAATTCCAGTTCGGCGTGTGCATGGCATATCACCAATACTAGCAATCAATGACTGTCCCCATAAAATATTAATGTCACACCAAAGGCCATCTGTTGGAACTGTAAAATCTTTGTTCGGATACTTAATACGAGTTTGAGCTATTCCAGTGAATGCCATTGCTCTAGTGATTATGGCCTGTCGTGCTTGATCTAGTGTCATTGCCATTTTAACCACCGTATTTCTGAGCAATATAATTAAAGGTTAGGCCATATACGCCTTGGGGAGCCTGCTGTGAGAAGCCGTTAACGCTTTTAATTACGTATCTCTTAGCTTGTTTGTCATACGACCCTTTTTTTACTGGACTTGGATATTGTCCAAACTCAATCGCTGGTCCATATGGGCTATTTGTTTGAATATAGACAGTCGAGTAAGGAACTAATCGCGATAAAGCACTTGTACCCTTGCTGATTGTTGAAGACCCGCCTTTGTCCTTTTCTGCTTCATTGTAGGATTGGTCAGTCTGGTTAATGCTAACTCTGTGTGACCCACGAAATGAACCTTCATCGACTGGGCTAGACATCACCACACCACCCAAAGCATCAATCACAATATCTTTTTGTCTTTTGGTTAGGTCTGCCTCAACAGTTTGGATAAAGCTCGAAGGTTTATTTTTCCAGCTCATTTCATTACACCTTCCTTAGCTGGCAGAACCAGCAAGAATTTGCCGCATCCTTTCCACAACTCACAACCCGATAGTTGCTGCCATTAATAACCCAAATGTCATTCACATCGGGCTTAGCTAAATCACCCTCACTAGAGACTACTTCATTTTGCAGTAGCACGGCTTTAGAGTCTGTGGCGCGGTAATCTATAGGCTTCACCAAGTCTTTCAAATATGAGCCAAATAGAACGCCTCGTCCGCTATATACAAACTCATCGTACTCATCGACACCTGTAGCCGGATTAGATCCAGTTAATATCTTTCGTGTACATGTAAAGGAGTCTACGGCATCTGCAAGTTCATCCTCAGCATCAAACGCAGTAGCCAATTCCTGCTGAATCTCATTACGCATTCCCATGACTTACTCCGTAATGACAAAGGTGTTGATGAGATACTTCTCGCTCAAGAATGGCTCAAGAAGATCGAGAATGAATTGCATGTCACCGCTAACTGACTCTTCCTTGCCAGCAACATAGGTTTTGCTAACAGACGTACCTGATTGAGCAGAAACAGTCTTAGAAGCAACAACGCCTTCTTTAGTTGTGTAGAGTTGACCTGCTGATGCAAGCCTAGCTAGATAAGCACCTGCTGTCAGAATAGAATCAGGTACTTCATCTTCTGGATATTCTGGTAAATTTTTAGCATTAAGCCACGCATTTGCCTGCATTACTGCAATGACAGGGTCACCATTACCCCACCAGTTAGGCCCTAGCTTTTGAGTCACACTTTCGACTGTCACATAGTTCATAGCTTAATCCTAAAAATCTAAGTAAGAAGGACGGCCCGAAAGCCGCCCTGCTTGAGTTAAGCACCACCGTTAAGCGGAGCTTCTGGTACTGGAACCGCCACTTCAGGGTCCTTAATGCCGTAATCGCCTGCCGTTTTTGCAGGGTCAAACATCGCACCTGCTGCTAATGTGTCTGTTGCATCATCAGCATATCGGCGGTCTGTTGGGTATTGGTATTTGTAGTCTGGTTGCTTCTCAGCCATGACTGCTCTCCTTAAAGGTTAGTAATTAGGAAGCGGATTGAATTGTCTTCTGGAGAACCTACAAGTTCCCAGTTTGCAGCCTTTTGCAAGTCATCCCATGAGGCGCTTAATGACTCACGGTCAGTACCACCTGTTAAAGTGTTAGCAGGCGCAATGAAGCTGAAACCTTGTGGATGAATCAGCATGTTTCGACGAGTCCATAGGATTTCGTGACCAGCACCGTTACCAGTAGCTTGAGTTTCTTCAACTGCTAGATCTTTGCGCCCCGGCACAGAGTCATACGAGAATGCACGAGGACCAGCAAGAATGGTAACGAACTTAGCATTAGCACCCGTACCAATTTGAGTATTGAAGTCGGTTTCAATTACTGCACGACCGTTATAAACAGTAATTGGCGGCAAGTTAGCACTTGTAGTTACTTGCTCAAGCAATTGCTGTTTACGCATCTTCGCTGCAATGCGCGGATGAACAAAAATGGCGCCACGTCCACGCAATTCGCGCTTCATAGTGCTTTCAGCATCAATATAAGCATCAACGCTAAAACCTGTTGCTTCTGTTGCTGTTGAAGCAGAAATGTCAGTGGTTAAGCGCTTGCCATTCGCTTGGTCGTAGTTACGTAGGCCAATAACTGTTGCACGTGCACGGTTTTCAGCTGCATCAAGCCAGTACTTATTCAGCAAGCCACCAATAAGCTCCAGTGAATTTACTTGAGATAGATATTGACCAAGAACTGATTCAACAAAGCCTTCGTTAAGGTAAGCGACACGACCTTGCATTGCTCCAGCTTCAATCGTGCGCGGCATTGCAATATCAGTCAGGATGGTGTTGCCATAGTTCTGTTCAACATTTCCGTCGATACCATTTACATATGGCACAGTAAAGGTAGACGAGCCACTTGTTAACAATGCACGTAATCGGTCATCAGATACGAAAGCGCCTGATTGCACCAATGGTGACACAGCAATTGGGTTTGGACGCAGATAAGATAAAACTACATCACGATTAAATACTTCTACTAAAGAAGGCATGGAGTTACTCCCAATAATTAATTATTAAAGTCGCCATTTGAAAGAGCCGCTGCGAATCCTTGAGGATCATTCTTTTGGAACTCAGCACGCTCTTGGGCGTTCATTTCACTTGGTTTCTTGGCAGCTCCACCACCTGAACCACCGCCAGAAGCCCCACTTCCTGACGCATTTGAAGCAACAATTAATGGCTTAAATGCCACATTGCTGCGGAACTCTTTTTTAAGATCATCAATGTTCATTGCACTAGGTTTGCCCTGCGAATCTAGTACTCGAACTTTGACCTCACCGTTTTCATCAGTTTCAACTTGAAGGCGCTTTTCTATGTGTGGGAATAACACTGATTCCGAGCCTTTGATTGAAAGCTCACTTGCTAGTGATTGTGCTGTTTGCCCGACAGTTAATTTATAGACTTGGCCTTGTAATTCTTTGGTTGCTTCGGCATGTTTAGCTTCTGCCTGTTCGAGCTTGGCTTTCCAAGAGGCTTCTATTGCAGCAATGTCACCTTTTTTACGGGCCGCTTCTTCAGCTTCTTTTTGGGCTTTTTCTTCTGCTTCACGTTGTTTTTGTTGAGCAGATTTCTTTTCGCCAAGAAGCTCTTCAACTTTTCGCTTTAAGCCATCAAGTTCTGAATTGTCTTGCTGTGGCAGACCTTCAACTTTTAAGTAAAATGCACCGTCTTTTTCTTCATAAAGTGCCTTCATTTCATCAGATAAGCCCTCTAGGCTATCGAGTTTATATTTCATGTTTTGCTCCCTGAGCGGTTTTGCAGTCACAAACTGCGGGCAATAAAAAAGCACCCGAAGGTGCTAAGGTTTTAAAACTGTTATTTTCTTGGAATGGTCCAAGACCATAGGATTAGATCATTAATAAGTTGCTGTTCAGTGCTGTTTACCATCTGCAAAGCCTGCTTTGTAGCCATTTTGAAAGATCTTTAAATCTTTTTCTGAAGCTGGATGCTTGTGTCCACTTCTTGTGGTCCAGATCTGCCAGCAAAGTATCAATCTATTTTTAAGTGATAGTTTCATAATCCCAACCTCTTAAACATCTCTTCATCAAGCTTTTTGAGTTCAGCAAGTGTGAATGGCTGACCTGTTAATGGGTCAACAAACTTATCTAGAGAGTATTTACCCTCTTTGAATAGCTTGTATCGAGATGGCCCAAGCCAAGACTTTTGAAAAGCTGCATCCTGTTTCTCAAACCAACCTTTGAAAGTTGTGTTTGAATCCACAACACCGATTTCACCCTCACCATTCACTTTGTTGTTGAATGGACGCTTGCCAATGGTTTTACCCTGTTCATCTGTGACAGGAATTAGAATTGATCGGCAGTTAGGGTGTAATGGTGGAACTGGATGAGGCTCATCTTCCTTATAGACCTTATCCGAAAATCCCATACAGATTTTAGAAGTACGACTATCAAGTGTTGCAATGAATTTCACATACTGAACACCAATCGCTGTGTATGTTTCATTCAAAGCTACATTCGATACATGACTTCTAGCAGTACGAACCATTGTAGATATCTGTGATCGACTTTGATCTAGCAGGCCATCTTGAAAATTTAAGGCTTTCTTACCCTTAATTCGCTGGATGATCTGTTGATTAGTCTGATCTTTTGATAAGCCATCCCGAATGACCTGCTCAACTCTGAGACGAGTATCATCAGCAATTCTGGCAAAGATAGAATCAAGTAAAATACCGCCACTTAACGGGGCCTTTTTCGCTTTATTAAGCAATGTCTTGCCATTTGGCTCTATTGCCTTCCCAGCGATGGTTTTAGCTTGATATGTAGCTTCGTATACCGCCAATGCAGTAGCGCTTACAGAGAAGCTCTCAAGAAGCGCAGATGCCACTGTACTTTGCCATGACTGGATAACTGTCCGAATCTCTTTTAAAGCAGGCGTTGTATATTGCCCTGTCATCAAAGCCGATCTTTCAGCATCGCTTAACTCATCTAGTAAATCTCTAAGCTGTGACAGCATCTCGCCTGATATGGAATCAAACTGAGAAACAAGCTTTGTGATTTCACTAGAGGACAAACGATAAAGGTATGCTTGATGAGAGACTAAAGCATCAAGAAGTGCTTGTTGTGACAACTGGCTGTTCATTTGTCACTCCTGGAACATATCCAACCATTGGTCGATTAACTGCTTCGCTTTCGATACGGGTCTGCTCATCTTCAAAACTAATTTCAGGAACTTTTCCTGTAGTTAGAATCTCATGGAACGTTTCCATACTCATACGATTACCAAGCACCATTTCCCAATAAAACTTAAGCTTCTCCAGTTCAATTTGACCTTTAGCGAAGTCTTGTTTGATAACAAACTTTGCATTTCTCCCTGAACCAAAGAACTCGGCACTCCACTTGAGACAATATTCCATCGCTTCATTCAAGTTAGCCACACAAAGAGATAGAACACTGTATTGCGACAACTTTTCATTATTTGACTGAGTGGCAGTCTTTAATGATTCGTTTTGCTCCGTAATCTTTGCACCTTGCGATTGCATATACTTTTCTTTAGCTTCCATCGCCTGTTTTGCCAAAGTACTTTCTGTAACTTGCTTGTAGTCAAATGTAGAGCCTTTCGGGAGCATTAAAGGGTTCTTTGAACCTAAACGCACACCATTTTTCTGCAACCAATCGCGCCAATCAGTATCAAGTTCATTAATTACTGGTTGTGCTTGACCACAGATAAACACCATTTCTTCATAGCTTGCGCTGTTCTGATAATGGGCCAAGTTCATTGTGACAATTGGTTCCAAAGGAATTGGATCGATTTTCCAGTCATTAGCCAAGGACCCCAAAGGAATAAAAGTAATTTCACTCCACCCTTGACCTAATGAATTCTTAGGATAATAAATATCCCCACCTGTAAGTGTGCCTGTCTCATCCGTATAGATTTGAACATAATATTGATTGTTTTCATCAAGGCGAAGTACTCGGTAAGAATTCACTTCTTTTTGCGAAAACTCATCATCTGGGTCTTGTTTTGTAGACTTCTCATGAAGAACAATTAGATCAGGCTTATATACAGAACCTACCCGCTTCAAGCGCCAGTTTAGGATGCTTAATGAGTCATAGAAAACAATCGTTGGACGAATCCCCATGCTCTCAGCTTGTTGTACAGAAACATTCCCATCAGTAACAGGGTAATCAACTAAGAAGCCACCTCGCGCATGCTTAAGTTGTCCTTGCAGACCAGATTGGGCAACTTGATATATTGACTTACCAGTACCATCAGCATCGTACTTGAGGAAATCCATTCCATCTGGTTCGAATGTTGGATCTTCTGCAAACACCACACCTACCATCTTATTTAAGGTGTCCTTAGAAATCTCATAGAACACTGAACGGTTTAGGTACGCTTCATAGTATTTGTCATTCTGTGTTTGATCTTCTGTAACGTTAGGCTTAGGTAAATAAACTTCACCCTTCTTCTTAATCTTCGTTGCTCCATCACAGACATCATCGATAGTTTCCCAACGCTTTTTCATGTCTGCATAAGCTTGATGTTCAGTATTAACTGGCATTAGTAAACCATTCCTATATCTAGTGTTTTAGCTGCGACTTTTTTACCCATTGCAACAGCGAACATACGGAAGCCATCAGCTCCGTGTGAATGCATGTCATGAAGGGGGTTATCTTTCCAGCAACCTAATTTGTCGTTCCATTCTTTGCGGTAGTTCTCAAGGTGAGTAATACCCTCAGCGCACTTGTATTCGTCAAACTCACATAGCGGCAGAATCTCGCGCACTTGCTCAATCCCATCCATCACTAAAATATTTGGCACAACCTCAAATGAAACTGAGTATTTTTCACCGTCATCCAAGACATACCCTTCTTTAGCAATGTCTAAGCGCGACTTACCATCGTTCATCATTGAGCGGTTTTTAATATCGTGCGGTGCATAGTGCTTGCTGTACTTGTAGCCCTTTTCCTTCAATACCTTGAAGTAATGGCGCATACCCTCACCAGAGTTTTCGTAGTAATCGATCACTTGGTAATAATTATCTGAGAGCTTTCGAACAAACCAAATAACCATCGAGTCTGAAACACCCAAATCCCAGAAGGTCATCACAGGTAAGTGATCATTAACAGGCAGCGCACCAATACGCTTATTGGCATACAAGAATTTGAATTGGTTCTTGTAGTAAGCACCCTCAACTGACTGAGCAAACGCTTCACTAGGAATACTTGGATATTCCCGCTTCATGTCCTCGCCAAGTGTCTTCTCTTTCGAGTGATACCAAGCTCTTTGATTGGATGTGGTTTTAATCTTGTGCTTTGCTTCTAGTTCATCAAAGTAGTGAACTAGCCGCTGTGGTATTTCTTCCGTAGGCTCAATTTCATAATCAGCATTCTTCCACCAGGAGAAGAAAAAGAACTTCCAATCTAGAGGGCTTAGTTTTTTGCTGAGTAGAAATAGCTTTTCAGCTAATTGGCAGAATTCATAGAAGTAACCACTTTTACCTTCCGCGGTACTCTCTAACGTGATGCGGCCTTTAAGACTTACAGCCTCAAATGCACCTGTAACAATCTCACGAGCTTTATCTGGAAACTTTGCGCAGATCTTACCGAACTCAGATACATGCAAGCGGTCTAGCGTTCCACCACGAAAAGAGGTTGATACTGTGATCGAACCACCTTTGCCAAAAACAAGCTCATCCTTAGTTTGAATTTCTAAAGGATTTGCTGCTTTAATCAGATGTGGCAAACGGTCATAGGCATACTTAACCTTTTCACGGAATAGACGTTTAGCATCATGCAAGGTGTGTGCAATCAAGGCACATTTATCAGACATGAATAAAGCGGCATCTAACTGGATAATGCACATCTCAGTGGTAAAACCCAACTGACGTGCCTTAAGGATGATGTTTCGTGTCCATTCGTTTTCGAAGTATTCAAGCTGCTCAAGAGTCATTTTGAACTTAACTTGCTTACCTTCTTTATTTGTAATGTAGTAAAGATTATTTAAGCGCCACAACTGGTCTTTAAGTTTCGCTTTATGCTCAGGTTTCAGCATGGCTACTCCTTAAAATTAATCACCCTCGCTTAATTCATCCATCAATTCTGAAACAGACTGAATCTCAATCGTTCCTGAATGTTCCACTTTGTCTTTAAACGCCCCAACATTCACATGCTTACCCAACAACTCTAAGTTTTTAACTTTGTCAGGCCATTTGATTTTTTTGAGCCAGCCTTCACCCTCTGAAAGTTCTACGCTTTCTAGCGTATTAATATATTGGCGCCAGATCTTAGGCCATTCTTTCAAAGGCTTGTAATTACCTTTGTCATCCAGAATGTCTAAAATATCCATTTGATCTATTTCAGTTAAACGCTTGAGAACATAATCAGCATCCACATCAACACGGTTTAGACGTTGTGTATTCAAGTATGCAATGCGCTCTTCAACTTCCTCACGCTGTAAAACTTCCCAAGCATGTTGACGGGTTTTGAAACCTACTGCTTTTCCTGCATCTTGCGGACTAAGCGTTTTTAAATATTCGTGGCAGAACTCTTCATGGCGTAAATTCTTTAAGGGTTCTGCGCCTTTGATTTGTTCTTCCATTTTTACCTCATTAAAAAACCGCCTCTTGGGCGGTTTATGTTATTCATCAATTGTTTTTTGAACATCGGTTATGAATTTTATTAAGTCAGCCTTAGCATCGTCATTCACACCATTAAACCCCGCTGTACCAGAACAAGCATGATTCAAGATTGCTACAGCAATCGCTGCCTTAGCTTTAATTTTTTCACACTCAATTAACGTTTCTGATTCTAAAGCACTATATGTCACTTGCTTATCCTTATTAAAAATATTGAGATTAATTAATAATCTATCTCCAATATTTATTCAAGTGCATACTTAAGGTCATCCGGCACAGGCAAAACCATGCCAAATTCTTTAAGTGCAAATGCTTCGATTAGGTTTAGATAATTTGTGAATTGCGATGTATTCATTCTTGTAGTAGATGTCTCACGAATAACACCGTCTGCAATCGCTCTGTATTGCTCAGATTCGCTTTGTTTGAGTTGAGATATGGCTAAGCACATCTCAGCGTAACTATCGTCGTCACGCTTCAAGATATTGATCAGAAACTTCTTCTTAAACTCGAAGTGAAGTTGTTCTTCATCATTGCCAGTTTTCTTGTGTATTTCGTGAAGCCATTTCCAATAGAGTCGGTTTTGAGCTTTGGACCTATTGGCACTTTCTGATTTGATTTCTACAACTAAAGGCTTTTTCTCTAAGTTAGCCTTGGTGTAATTGGTATGCAGGTATGAAATCGTCTTTGTAATGTCTGCGTGATCTTTAATGATGAACACTGCCTGATTCATATGTCCACCTCAATAAAAAACCACCCCTACGGTGGTTCTGGTTTATATGCCCAATGTGTTGGCTTATGATTCCAATATTCTAAAGCTTTGCTTGTGCCATTAAATCGCATTCTTATATAAGTCTGGCAATCAATTAATTCGCCAAATCCCATTGTTCCATCATCGAGATAAAGAAGAACCTCTCCTTTATCAACAGGAGATTCATCTTCAATCTCAATCCAATTTGAAAACATAGAAATCTCCTAAAAAACCACCCGAGGGTGGCTTAACTTAATTCTTTGTGCAAACTATCAGGACTTCTCCATCCACCTCTGAAGCATCTAGCACAACACCGTTTTTCTTAAAGTGCTCAATAGCTTCAGGGATTGCATTTTGAGTATATGATTTAGAATAATCCTTCAACTCAAATGGATTACTTATATAAGTCAGCCCAGTGTTGATCTGATTTACTAACTCTTCTGTAGTGAATGGAACAAATGTTTCTACTTGCATTGGATGAGCTCATTGTTGTTTGCAATATAACCATTATATCAAAACGGCTCATCTGGATGTTGGCGCAACATTCTCTCTGTCTTCTCCAACCACCCATCAAACAAAGCTTCTGATTCTTGTCTTGTGCCTAGCTGAAATGTGTCGAAAAGATGGTGGCAGCGGAAACATAGGGCTACGGTATAGATATCTGAACTTTTGATACCGCGCCCTTTCCCATGCTTACTTGAATTACTGTGTGCAGCCTGTGAAGGACTCTGACCACATCTAACGCACGGCAACAACCGAATAGCCTTCAATCGCTTTGCATCACGCATGAAGATTACTTCTAATGTTCTTCACTTGGTCTTTGTGTCGCTTAATCTTCGCGTCAATATCAAGCATTTCTTTTGCTGTCATCAAACTACGTGAGAGGTTCTGTAGCTTTTCTATTTCATTGCACAAAGCATTTAAATTCTTCTTCGCTTCGATTGTGTCCATACTCACCCCAAGAAATGCCAGAATATCCAGATAATTGCTGCACAGAATGCAAGCCAGATACCAACCTTAAAACCTTTAATGAAATTTGGCTCTTCAAAGTCTTCCATCCACTCTTCATACATTTCATTGTGAGCAGTATTCCACTCATAAATGTCCTGCTTTTCTTTTGGAGTCATATATATCTGAGCTTGCTTTTGTGTATGTGCTTTTGCATTCAAACGCTTAGCTTTCTTCTGTTTTCGATTCATAAACACCCCAAAAAAGAAAACCCCACCAATCGGCGGGGCTATAAAAAGTATTGCAAAGACAGGATTTGAACCTGTGGCTGACTCGTATAGAAGTATTAACCTTCACTCACCAGTCTCGTTAATATCACCATTAAACCTCTCTGGCACAATGCAATACAAACTTTAAATTACCATGATTTTCCCACACTTTCTGCATTCTTTCTGATTAAACATGTCGGAGTCATACTCCCAAACGTGAATGCAAAATACTTGCTTGATGATTCGGAGCATGTAACCTCCCAAATGCAAAAGAAACGTAGCGAAAGCTTTAAAATTGTTTATCCAATTCAGATTGATAGAGCCTTTCTTTCAAAAGATAACCCTCAAGCTCCCAAATCTTTCGTCTTGCATCTTCATATGCTAACTTGCGCCCAAGCTGTTCATCAAAGTTTTCAGGACTCACACTTGCACAATTAACACCGACAATTTTGAAGCCGTTATTCAAAATGAGAACACAGAATGTAATACTTGGCAGGCCCTCTGCCGCTTTAGCATTGATTGTACTGCCTAAATGCACATCATTATTGTCTCGATAAGCAGAACGCACACCTTGCTCAGCATTAAAGTAATGCTCACTTAAGATTACACTATCAATGTTCTGTGGCGTTAAGCGTGGTGCATTCAAGCCTTTACTTTGAAGTTCTGTTTCAAGTTTTTGTTCATCTGACATTCTTCTTCTCACTTTTCGATAGGCAACAAAAAAGCCCATCGAATGATGAGCTTTGAATGCTAGTGAACCTGACTACTCAAGCGCACTATACCAGAAATATATCATTGCGCGGTATACCAGTCAATAGTCCTCAAATCTTTAACCGGTTGTCTCTAGAGTGAATAAAGAAACGACCACAATTAATCATCATGTGTGCAATTGGCTTGCTTTGATTCGTTAATGAAGCTACTGCACTAAGAGAACGATTTTCTACCTTATGTTTGATTAAACACATCACCGCATACTTGGCTTGATAATCAACTGAATCAGATTTAAAGATACTGCGCAAAAGTGCTTGCACTTGATCCGCTTCAAAATCATTGATCTCACAGCGGATGAACCCTTTCCCTTTTGGCATCTCCTTTCCTGCTTCACGCATCAACCAATAGATCTGATTGATATGCAATCCATCTGGTAAATCCCCTCCTTTCATGCGCACAGTTTCACACCAAGCGCCGAACTGCTCTAACCATCCATCAATCGTGTATTTATTCCAATCCATTACTGGTGTTGCTACTGCCGCATTCATACCCTTACCCCTACTTGCCAAATACCGTCATTAAAACTAGTGCCACCATAAGTACCGAAAAGATAACTACGACTGCCTTGTTATAGTCCATCACGCCACCTTCTTTCCTTTCATTCCCCAAACCAACATTGCCGCATCTCGTACTTCTTGATTAGTTCGGCCTTGCCAACCTGTGATCTTGTTGAATTGTTCTGCATTAAGTTTTGATTTAGTCGGCTTCACTAATAAAACCGCTAAACCTAAAGCCTGTGCTATTTCTGCCAATAAGATGCCAGTCGCATGATTCATCCCCACACGTCTAGCGATCTGCTCATTCACTTGTCTTGAGTGGTTGCCGCCTATTCTGAAATTAGCTTTCTTATTCTCCCAACCTGCCTCAATCACCACTTTCTTAATGCTGTCTTGCTCATTTCTGAATAGCTCCACAGTTTCAGGAAATGTCAGATTCTTGAGCTGTAGATCACTTCCAAGTATGGCAACTCCCGACTTTTCTAAGTCGGGGTCAATGCCAATGATGATTTGAGCCTCTTTGAATGTGGTCATGGCAACACCTCAAAGTATTTACTGAACGATTTATCGTTATGTGCGACATGAACAAGGGTTAATGGAGAATCTGTTTTATACAAATAATCCCCTATATCTATGCCTTGATTCCCAACAAATCCAGACAATACGAAGTCTTCGCCTTGCTTATAAACAATTGAGCCAGTGCCTTTTAGAAAATCATTTAGTTCTTCTGTTATTCCTCTAAAAAGTATTGCTTCATACTCATGTGGGATTGTTCGTAGCTTCATACCTCCCCCTTGAGCGCTTGCTCTAACTCTTCAGCACAACGGTTTAATACATTTGAGACCCAATCCTCAGATGAAAGACATTCATCACTTTCAGCTTCGCTAACCCAACTAATTGCTAATGCCTTCAAAGCATCCACCCGCTTTTGCAGCTCTCCGTTTAGCTTTGCTGTTGCCATCTCATCTAAGGCATATTGAGTTGCTCGCTTGTCCAAATCCTTGACTTGCTTTTGCAGCTCCTCCACTTTCGCTTGCTGGTGCTGCCATGATTCAAATGCAGCTTGTACACCTGAATGAAGATAAGAATTTGTAGGCTCATTGAATGCAAAAAGGTCAACCTTCCATACGTTTGAGTCTTCAAAAATGGCGTAAGACAAAGTTGTCTTAAACCATTCCTCGAATTGATTTCTACCCATTCTTCACCTCGCAATTGAACCCGTGGACGATCTCGGCTTGGATTTGGTCAATACGAAGGCCTGCTGCGATTTCTTCGGGTGTTGCATGGCGGATGTCCCCATACATAGCTCTATAATCAACCCCTAGATAAAACACGAAGCAGCACAATGCATCCAAATAATAGACTTCATATATTTCGTCATGCTCAGGTGCGATATTGTTTAAATAAACAACCTTATCCCCGACTTTAAACTCACTCATGGCTGGCTCCTTATTTAATTCTCGGTTTCTTACGTTTGCCGCGACCTTGCCACTCTTCGCGTTGAGTGTGACTACCATGGTTATCCGCCCATCTAGGTTGAGCCAATGCCCATAAACCAACCGCTAGCCCCATGCTTAATTTATTTTTCTTGCTCATTCCCTTCTCCGTAGATCGATTCGTAATCGGCGATGGCTTGCTCTAAGCGCTCAACTGAAACGCCAATTCGATATGTATGTAAGTCAGGAGCGTGCATCCATTTAACATGCTCTTCTTTTGCATCTTTTAACCCACCAACCTTCGTGATTAAATCCACCGACTCCACGAGGCGTTTTACTTCGGAAATTAGAAATGAGTGATGCCCTGTCATATTTGGAAAACTAAGCATCGAGATGTGGTACTCTCCCTGAGTTATCCAGAAGATTGCCCACTCAGGCGCCCCCTCAACTACCTCTCTCGCCCGCTCTAAACCGTGGTCTTGGATAAATTGGGTGGCTTTCATTGGCTTTGCTCCTTAAATCTACGAGTTGCTGCAAGCATGTTTCTATTGCACTTAAACCCCTTAAACATCAGGAGAACCTTGCTACCATTAGTTGCTACAAGGTCAAAACCTTTGATCTGAACATCAAAACCAATGTCAACTAAGAAGTTCTGGAATTCTTCATAGGTCTTTTTGTTTACAGACCAATCAGCGATAAATAATTTCATCCCTTCACCCCGTCTTTGTCATGTCTGGTCACGTTCAAGCTTTCTGCCTTCAACTGGTCAAGCATTTTTAGCTTTCTTAATTTCTCGTAAAGGTTTGCAGCTGCTCTAGTCTCGTCGTTACGAGTGTCAAGGTTGTAAGCTCTGCGTAGGTTCATCATTGTTGTGTAAGTCATTTCATACGCTCCTTGTAACGACGGTTCTTCTCATTCATGCAAGGAACGCATTTATTGCAACCCACATAACGCTTAGTTGATTTACACACTCCGCATGGTCTGCCATCGTAATGAGCTAAACCTGCTTGCTTTGCTTCTAATCGTGCAGTTGAGTAGCTGTTTTCTTTAGCCTTTCTTGTCTGAGCAACAGAATTAGCCATAACTCGACGCATAGCATCCTGCAGTGTCTTATTCTCGCGATTGTTAAAGCCCTTGTTATGTGTACTCTCACCTCGACCAAGCACTTTGATCTGATTGCCTTGCTCTACCCAAGCTGCAATCTCTGCACTAAAGTCTTGTTTGATGTACATACTTGGAGTCATTGATTCGATCATGTCGCGCTCCCAAATAATTCTTTTGTTTTGGCTGTTGCTGTGTATCTAGTTGTTGTCTCTTTAGCTAAGTAGCCACTCTTCACCAGGTTGCAAAGGCACAGATATGCAGTAGCTCGGCTGCTATCTAAAACGCACTCACGGATATCTCGCATTGCAAATGAACCTGAGGCATGAGCTGCATACAACAACACATCCAAATAGCGCTCGAAGATCACAAATTGTTTGTCTTGTTCTGGTTTCATGCCGTACCTCCAAAAGAATGCAATTGCTCAATAGCGCCTTGATCTAGGTTTGTGAATTGGCAGTACTTCAACTGAGCGTGCATATATGCTGTGCCAATCTCTCCATGACGGTTTTTTCCAACTATTGCCTCTGCAATTCCTCTGTATTTAGACTCCTTGTTGTAAACCTCATCGCGGTAAAGGAAGATTATTTGGTCTGCGTCTTGTTCAATTGCTCCAGATTCTCGTAGATCAGACATGATTGGACGCTTATTAGGACGCTTTTCTAATTCACGGTTAAGCTGAGAAAGCAAAACCACCACACAGTTAAATTCTTTTGCCATAGCTTTAAGTTCGCCAGTGAAATAGGCAATCTTTAAGTCTTCACGAGCAAATTGCTTTGTGGTTTTCATGATTTGAAGGTAGTCGATAAATACAGCGCCTACAGATCCATACTTGTGTTTCATCTTGCGTAGAGATTCACGGACATTAGCAATTGATGGGCGAGATCTATCATCAATCTCGATTGGCACCTTATGGAGTAAAGCCACTGCATTGGTGTAGTTTGTGAACTCTTCTTTTGGTAGTAAGTGTGGTGAATTTCGAACCATACCAATATCTGCTGGGCCAATAGCACAACATATACGCATAGCGATTTGTTCTTCTGGCATTTCACCCGACATAATCAATGAAGGTTTTTGCTGAAAAATAGACACATGATTTGCAATCGTTTGAATCATTGTCGTCTTGCCCATTGCTGGACGAGCAGCTACCACAACTAAGTGACCCGGTTCTACATCACCAAGTAAACGATCAAGCTCATAAATACCTGTTTGGATGCCCTTGATAATGCTCTCGCCCATCACAGCCGCTTCCATTTTTTCACTGATATAGCCGAATGTTTTGCTTGCAGCCTCATGAATGTGTATAAGCGATTCTTTGCTGCTATCAGTGTTAATTTCAGCAAAAGCTGTTTGAGCATTAAGAACTAGTTCACCACGGCTAACAGTTAAATTACGGGCCTTTTGGAGCACATGGAGCGCTTCAACCTCAACCTTGCGGCATGTAGTCAAATCCTTCAGCTTTTCAACATATGACTCTAAGTTGAAATAACTACTTGGAGCTTCACCCATAATGCTTAGTAAGTATTGCTCGCCTCCTACTTGTTCTAGCTGATTGTGGCTTTCTAGATACTCATGAACCAAAACTGCGTCATAAGGTGAGTTCTTAGAGTCAAGATCTACAATTGCTTTAAAAATTAACTTATGGCGTGTAGCAAAAAAGTCTTCTTCACAAAGTCTGCTTTCAACTTGAGAGTATGAATCCACCACAGTCATTAACGTTGCTAAAACAGATTGTTCGATTTGAAGATTCTTAATTTCAGAAACGATCATTGAGCACCCCCTAAGAAACCTTTTGGTTTGCTTTGTAGGTTGATCAGTGATGTTTGCTCTTGTTGAGCAGCAACAGGGTTCTCTAATTGTTCAAGCTCTGTGTTTGTCTCTTGCCAGTTCCAAGCAGCTTTAAAAGATTCCCAACCACGCACAACGATGATTTGGAATACACGCTCATTGCTAAGCTTTGCTTCCTGTGCTTGTTTGAAAACAAGTTGTAATGCACGTTGAGTAATTGGCTTTTTCTTCTTGTTGCGAAGTTCGATGTATTCAGATGCAGTTTGTTCAGATACCCCGTTTTTCACTAAGAAATCTTTTGCTTTGAACTTTTGGTTTTTTGGTGCTGATTCAGCACAAATAATATCTGTAGTATTCTCTGTGTATTCTCTGTATGTATTCTCTGTATTAGATGGGCGGATTTGTGCATTCAGTGTGGCGCTTTCGTGCATACAGTCTGGCGGATTTGTGCATTCAGTGTGGCTGTTCTGTGCATTCAGTATGGCGGAATTGTGCATACTATTAATATCAATGCTTTCAGAGTATTCAATCAAAGCTTGATACAGGTTTTCGCGCTCTACACGGAAGTAAACACGACGAGGCACACCCATTTTCTTTTCAGAGATAAATTGAAGTGATTTTAGTGTTGCTCTAGCCGTATCTTGCTCACGACGAGTAAGACCAGTTTCTTGAGTCCACTCATGATGTGTTTTAAAGATCCAACCTTCACTGTCTTTAGTGCGAGAAGTCCAGTAGACCAATTGAGACAGCATAAGAGCGCCATTGATCCCACAACCTAAAAATACATAGTGCTTGTTGAATGCTATTGGCTGTTCGTTCATAGCTTCAATCAACTTAATAATTGGAATTGATGCACCCATCAAACACCCCACAATGCATAATTACCGAGGTCAGCTTTGGTTTTAGCCACAGCAGCCGCAGTGATGAGTGAAGGATGAAGTGCATAAGCCTCAACCGCTTTTTGAAACAAACTAATCTTCCGATTTAGTTCAATGTCTGCTAATATTTGATAGTTCATTTGGTTCTCTCCGATTGAACATTGAGCCTGATCCACGAAATCAGGCTTTTTTATTTGAATAAAATCCGCATAAACTCAGGTGAGTTAAAGCAATTCTTCAATAGCTCGCGTGTCGCTTCTGCTGTTTCTTTAGAACAATAAACATCGTCTGCATCTACAATCTTTAAGCCAATCAAATTCAACAACTCGCAAAACATTTCAAGATCTGTTAAGCCATTGTTTTCTTTCTTATTTTTTATCTTTGAGAATGTAGTGGCATCTATACCAAGCTCTTCTGCAATATCACCGTTATTAAGTACGGCAAGTTTTTGCAAGATCATGGATCGTGCGTTTCTAGCACTTGCTGACAATTCGATAGATAATTTGTTCATGGTTTAGTTCCTAAGCAGCAACTGCATTTGACCGAGATTTCTTCTTTAGAAAAATCTCTGGATGTAAAAGTTTTTCTTTTGGCGGTATGCCTCGAACTGTCCAGTTTTGAACACGTTGAGTTTGGTACTTAAGTTTTCGCGCCAGTGCAGAAGCTCCACCGTTTGCTTCAATCAGGGCGCGATCTGCTTCGATTGAATCCATATTTAAATCCGCATAAAACAATTTGTTTTATAAATATAAAACGTTTTGTTTTCGCAGTCAAACATTTTGTTTGACACAGATTGTGTTTTTTTTGAGAAAATTTAATTAATTGTTTTAGGTTGTTTTGTTATGAGTGATAAAGAGCTACACCCAACCATGCAGCGCATTTATGATGAGACAGGTTTGAATGCCAACTCGTTAGCTTCCCTACTGGATGTTGATTCCCAACTTGTGTACAACTGGGATAAGCGAGGCATATCTAAAAAAGGTGGGTTGCAGGTTTCGCAAAAGTTAGGTTTGGATTACGGTTGGATTCTTACTGGTAGCGGCAGCCCAAAAATAGAAAAAGTCTTTAATGAAAATAAAGTTGCCACCTCTATTAGAGTTGGGGGATGGGTGCCAGTGAAGTCTTATAGCAAGATGGGTTATGACGGTTACTATACGGAAATGGGTTATGGTGGAAATGGTGGGGATGGTTATGTACCTTCGCTTACAGCAGGAGTTAATGCTTATGCAGTAAGAGGTACAGGTGATTCAATGTACCCTGCTATTCGCAATGGATGGTACATAGTATGTGATCCAGACGCAGATCCAACACCAACAGAATTTGTTGAGGTTCAGCTCAAAGACGGACGTCGCACAGTCAAAGAATTTATTGGCATTGTTAATGATGTTCTTCACCTATTAGCTGTTAATGGTGAGAAGAGAACTACTTTTGAAATGGACGATGTTGAGGCTATTGTGGCTGTTACTGATATTGTTCCGCCTAGTCGCCATGTAAATGATTACCCTACTCTACCTATGCAAGATATCCATTACGACTAATTAACTAGAATCAGAATACCGCCTTCGGGCGGTTTTTTTGTGCCTTCAAAAAATAACACATTTTGTTTTATATTTTTCTTGACCTTCTAAAACGTTTTGTTTTATATTGTGATAACACAGTTTGTTTTATCCAATAAAAAAGTCCCAGACATCTGACCGACGGGACTTTTACTCAATGAGTGAGAAGATTATGACAGAAAAGCAATTAATAGCAAAGCTGATCAAGAATCAGAACCGCAAGCAAGCGATTAGACATTCTAATTCGGGCTTAGTCATGGCGAGTGTTTTTATCATTCTAGCTTTCAGTGCCTTTGGTTTCTTCAAGACCTATTCAGACGACGTGCAAAAGCATGATGAATATGTCCGCGTTCAGGTTGAGGGGGCTAACTAATGGGCTTAAGTTGCACAGCTTATAAGAAGCTTGGCCAATTTGATGGCACTTATGATGATCAAAGCGACAGTGTTTTCAATGATGAAACTGGCTTGTTAGTTAAGGACTCTGATTATTTCCTACCTTCGCTCAATAGTAGTTTTCCGAACCATGCCAAAGAACTTGTTGATGGTGGATTTTATACATTTGAAGATGATTACTGGTTTAGAGCTGGTTCTTACTCTGGATATAACAACTTTAGAGAGCAGCTAGCGAAACTTGCTGGATACCCTGCACTTGAGGGTGAAGGCAATAGACACAACCACTCAAATGGTGCTTGGAAAGCAGAGTCTGGCCCATTCTGGGAACTAATTAATTTTAGTGATTGTGAAGGTGTTATAGGCACAGCTTACAGTAAGAAACTCTTGGCTGATTTCAAACAGTTTGATGAGAAAGCTAAAGAGCTTGGTGAATATTTCTATGAATCATATTGCGATTGGATGACGGCATTTGAATTTGCTTCAGACGATGGCGCGGTAGATTTTCATTAAGGAGCCCTCTCATGGATAACTACAAAATCAAAGTTAAAGATGAAGCTGAGAGCAAAGAGGCTCAGGAGTTGTTTGCACAACTTGGCTACGAGTTGGATACGTTCTTTGGGAATTACGAACCAAATACTAAATGGGTTCTAGCGTGTAAAGATGGATCTATGGGTTGTGCCAGTGATGGAATGGCCAAAGAAACATTGAAAGAACTCTCCCTTCCCCAGCTTCGAGACCTTGTTGTGTTGAAGCGGAATGATGTGAAGGATGCGACTCATGAACATAAGCAGTTCCCTGAATTTAAGTATTTACATACTGGCGATAACCGCTATGCATGGATGGTTGATAGTAAAACATGGGAAGAGTCCGACTGTGATCATGCGTGGCATGTGGCACATACTCAACCAGTCCAAACGGCTACCCAAGACCAAGGCTTGATTAGCGGGGCTGAGGCGTTGCGAGCTTTGGCGGATGGTAAAAGTGTTGAAGCTAGTACTGAGTTTAGTCCAACAGTTTGGGAAGATGCTGCAAATTATTCAGCTAATGAGTTTCTTGCAGAAGAAACTGCTGAAACTGAAGATTATTGCAGCATGAAGTTATTTTTCCGCCTCAAACCCCAAACCATCAAGCTTGATCTTGAAATCCCTGCTCCATTCAAAGCAAAGATTGGCGGACGTGATGACACTTCATTCATTCTGAATGTGGGTAGACATCAATATCTTTACCAAAATGAAGATGACTACACCAAAGCTAGAAATGCTTTAGAGGCTGTGTTTGACGCAGCTTTAGGAGGTTACAACTCATGAATATGTTCGTTACCCCTGTATTAGATGCTGCGGTATTCACAAGCCTTGAAGTGATGAATGTTGATGTTGTGGATGGCGTTGTTCAGTTCTCTTTATCGATTCAAAACGCTGAGCACATTTATATCGTAGCAAGTGTCAAAGGAATTGAGAAAGAAGGTTCTTTCGAATATGGCGAAGGCTTGGACTATCAAGACTGGAAAGATGTCAAATACGCAATAATGACAGTGGATTCAACAAGCCGACCACATGTCGATGACTTTGATTATGTGGATGCAATCGAAGGCATGCCCTTTGCCCTAACTTCTGTTCAGATTCTTAAGTTGAACGAGTATTTAGAAGAGTTGGCAAGAGAAGAAAAAATCAAAGAGTTGAGAGGTGGGTGATGAATTTACGAATACTTAAAAAACTCTCAAAGCGTGCTGTTCCATTTATTGAAAAAGAGCGCTACCAGAAAGATTGCTTATTCAAAGCTGAGCATGGGGATAACTTTACACATACAGGTGGGCATGATCGAAAACACTGGAAACGGTCACGCTCAAAACATGCTGAATTGTTTTATCAACAAGATATTAAAACTAAAGCAAAAGATGGAAATGGCTTTATTGAATTAACTCAGAGCTACATTCACCCATGGAAAGGAACCGATATGGTTGGGTGGACTAGCGGATACGAAGAACCTGAGTGGGAAGAAGAGACAGCTTGGGATTACTTAAAAAATATAGTGTTCATTGAGACCGTTGACTATGTCGCTATACCGGGTACTGAAGATGAGTGCGGGTGTCCTGAACATAAGTTTGTTTACACCAGAAAGTTAAACAACCCAAGTGACTATCTCAAAGCCATGAAAGATTTAAAAAAGAATTAGGAAAAGATTATGAATGCGCCAGTAAAAACAGAAAATCAGGTTGCTAATAATGCTCCTGTTTCTATCAAGCAATATGTAAGTGATGTAAAGATTCGCCAGAAGTTTGAAGAAATTCTAGGTAAGAAAGCTCAAGGATTCTTGGCTTCTGTAATGCAAGTGGCTAATCAACCACACCTGAAAAATGCTGTGCCGGCTACTGTGGTAAATGCAGCAATGATGGCGGCTACTTTGGATTTACCTATCAATAGCAACTTAGGTTTTGCATATATTGTGCCTTACAAACGCAAGTTTAAAGATGAACAAGGCAGATGGCAGGAAAGCAATGAAGCTCAATTTCAAATGGGCTACAAAGGATTTATTCAATTGGCTCAACGTTCTGGTCAGTTTGCACGTATTGCAGCTACACCAGTTTATGAAGGGCAATTGATTTCAGCTAATCCCCTGCTTGGTTATGAATTTGACTGGACTATTCCAAACTCTGGCGAAGCAATTGGCTATGTTGCTTTCTTCAAACTTTTAAATGGTTTTACGGCTGAGCTTTACATGAGCAAAGCAGATGTATTGAAGCATGCGGGTAAATATAGCCAGTCATTTAAATATGGTGGTGTTTGGAAAGACAACTTTGAAGCAATGGCTTTGAAAACCGTTACAAAGCTTTTGTTATCAAAGCAAGCACCTCTTTCTATTGAGATGCAGACAGCACAACTAGCTGATCAGGCAATTGTTCATGATGTGGCTACAAATGATTTTGAATACATTGATCATCAAGATTCTGTAGCAGAGCTAGAAGCGCCAACTCAAACATTAGATCAAAAGCAGTTCTCACAACTAATGGCATCAATCCAAAGTGGTGATTTAGATAAATCTTTTGTTCTTAGTGGTGATGCGGGTTATGTCCTCACACCAGAACAGCAACAACAACTAGCAGGTGCATGAAATGTTAAAAGTACATCCTCATGCATTGCATGAAATTATGGGTGAGCCAAGCAAGATTGATCCTGCTCTTATCACTCCAGATGTTGAGGTAATTCTATCCCGTAAAAAGCGCACTGATGCTGAAAAGGCCTTAATTCAGGATCTTAAAGATCATACTTTGTCAGAGGGTGCAAAGACTGCGATTGAACGTTGGGTAGTCGAACAGCAGTATGGGTTTAAAGACTTTACTGGGAATAAGTACACAGAGAAAGGTTTAACACTTGAAGATCACGCAATTAAAGCCGTGCAGATGAATAGCTTATTCACAATGGGCCAATTCATTGGAATGCATAAGAATGAAAAGACTCTTGAAGATGAATTTCTGATAGGTACACCAGACATTATCAATGATGATCATGGACGCGACACTAAGTGTTCATGGTCTGGTGTGCAGCATCCTTTCACATTAAGACGTGCAGAAAAGAAGGTTAAGGAAAACGGTTATGACTGGCAAATGCGAGCATACATGTTCCTTACAAACAAACCTAAATGGGCAGTAGATTTTGTTCTACTCCCTACCCCTGAAAACCTGATCTATTCAGAAGATCAGCGCGAGCAACAAGTGGTTTTGGTTAATCAAATTCCATTAGCTCAACGCATCACAACTGTATGGATTGAGCGTGATTTCAACCTTGAAAAATTAATGTTGGTTAAATGCTCTTTGGCTCAAGCATATGCCGAAACTGTACTTGATGAGCTAAACGGTGATAAAGGAGCAGCAGCATGACATTGAATGAAAGAGAGAAAGAGCTAGAGCTATTCAATGCTTTTGTTAAGAAAGAACTTCCTGAACTTTTTGAAAAGCACAGCAATGGCAACTTCTTTGCAAAAGTAACTTATGACTCGATGTTTGGCGCTTGGTTAGGAGCAAAAGCTCAGGCGGTGCCAGAACACATCATTACCCTTCAAAGAAATGATGAAGTTTTTAAGTTTGATTTATTGGATTTGCTTCGCAGATCTCTTAAAAGCTCAAAAGTTTTGAAGACTCGTGAAAACTGGTCTCATGTTTCAAAAATGGTAGGGATTGGCTCAACCACTTCCACCCTTTTATGTAAAGCAATGAAGGTTAATCCAGATGGATTGTCATTTGTAGAAAGCGAATCGGGAGCTGAGGGATGAGTGAAATATCAAAATTAATTCTTGCTGAGATAGATCGTTTTCAGCAATCAGGAACACCATTAGATATTGATTCTTTCGTAAGCAATATCTCAATCATTGCTCAAGCAGGTCTATACGATGAATTGGCTTGCCCAAATGGTGTGAGAGTCATGTTTGATGGTAAGTCAATCCAATATTCTGATCATGTGGCAATTGAATGTGACCATGATGAAGACTTTGATCAACCATTGTTTAATATTTATCACGATGGCGTGTCAGTAAAGATGAATCTAACTAAGATTGAGCAGGCGCACAAATGTGCTTTACGTGAGGTTGAAAAAAGAAAAGCGGAAAGTAAGGAGGGGTGAAATGGGAATGGCCACAGATCACGAATTACTCCATAAAATTTTGGAGGAAATGCAGAGCTTAAAAAAACAACTGGCCGCAGATAATGAAAGACGTGTAAGTGTGAAGGAGTTTCAAGAACGTCTTGGCTGGAAAAATACAAAGTTCTATGAACGTATAAAGATGGGTGAAATTACTCCCCCACTAAAAGACGGAACATACAGTTATTATTTAAACTCATATGTGAATGAGGTTGTCACAAGACGATCAAATTCTGCTACATTAGCCGCTTAG